ATATCTAATGGTATGTTTTGCGTGGGGAATGGAGCGTGTTGGTTCTGTTCCCCCAACATACCGAGCCAAGAGAGGTGGCAAAGAAATATCGTTTACGATAGATGTGGTTAAACACAAAGACAAAACACTGTGCTTGCCTAACAAAGGAGAGAGTGACTACAAGATAGTTATCATACCAAACAAAGTTGGAGACAACCTAATCTTACTAGAAGGTAAAGATGTTTGGGGTCGGGAGACCATGACCTTTGAGGAGATAGCGAAACTGATTAAGTATAAAGAGCGAATCGAATACAAAAATGGAATATAATTTAGAAGACGTACCCCACTACTACATAGGAGAGCATAAGGCTATTGAAGCTATGGATGTTGTGTTGGATTTTCAGAGGAGTAATTACAATGTAGGCACAGCGCTTACCTATCTTATGAGGGCCGGGAAGAAACCAGGCAATCCAATGAAACAAGACATCATTAAAGCAATAGTACACCTTAAAAGAGAACTCGACCTTATCGACTATGAAAGTAACCATCTACCAATCAATAACGGATACCAAGAATCCCTTTCACATTCCACTTGGTACAGCACTACAACGAATCAAGTCCGGAAAGAGTAAGGACATAGTCGAGAAGATACGAGACACTGGAGAGAAAGACCTTAAGATATCATTACCTGCTGTATTGTTTAGCGGGGTTTTTGAGGAGCGTAAGGACGCTGGGTTAAAGCAGCATAGCGGATTTATTGTACTTGATATTGATGACCTCAGCAATCCTAACGAAGTAAAGCAAACTCTATCCCTGGACTCTTATGTTTACTCGTGTTGGCTATCGCCTAGCGGTAAGGGTGTGAAGGCCTTGGTCAAGATCAATGACAGCACCAGACACCGAGAACATTTCTTCGCTATCGAAAACTATTTCGACAATCATTATAATATTGTAGTTGACCCTACCGGCAAGAATGTATCGAGAGCCTGCTACGAAAGTTACGATAGTGAGCTGTATCTAAATGAAGACAGTGAAACCTTTACCGCTTATGTGAGTGAAGAGAAGAAAGAATCTAAGCCTAAGCAGGAGCTTATTAAACCTCAAGAGTACACCGACTACAACAAGCTGAACATAGCAGCGTCTATGATACGGAATGCGGTGGACGGAGAGAAGCATCACGCCTTGTATAACGCAGCTCGATTGTGTGGCGGATACATTGCCGGAGGTAAGATGATTGAGGAAGAAGCTATCCGGGTGTTAGAGTATGAGATATCATTGAGAGACATCAAGGATTTCGATCATGCTAAGAGGACCATTAGAGACGCGCTGAACGAAGGAAAGGGAATGCCTATCCACGAGGTATTAACCTTTGAAAAAACTGAGCAACGTAAGCAGCGCGTGAAGAGTGGCGACATGAGTTTCATTGCGCCCACTGACGATGACTTTAAATGGATTGAAGACTTTGCTCAAGGTAAGATTGAGATGGGGTTGACCACCGGAAGCGATACCCTAGACAAACACTTTAGATACAAAAGAGAGTTTACTATACTCAACGGGCATAGCAATGTGGGTAAGACTACCTTTGTGTTGTACCTCATGGTGAACTCAAGCATCAAGCACGGGTGGAAGTGGTGTGTGTATTCATCCGAGAATGCTACTGCCAGCACGAAGATGAGGCTGATGGAATTCGCTACCGACCGAAAGGTAGACCGCATGTCTCGCAGTGAGTTGGCTAGTGCGTACAACTGGGTAAACAAACACTTCGTGTTCTTTAGTAACAAAGACATGTATTCTTTCCACGATATCCTGGCTTTCACCGATAAAGTTAGAGAGAGTCAAAAGATAGATGCACTATTCATAGACCCGTATAACTCACTTAAGATTGACATGGGGCAGCACTCTAAGATTGGGATACATGAGTATCACTACGAAGCTGCATCGGAACTTTTAAATTACAGCGTCAACAATGAACTCGCAATTTGGTTAAACACTCATGCTGTAACTGAGGCGCAGCGACGCAAGGATGGTGAAGGATATCCAGTTGCGCCTTACGCTGAGGACAGTGAGCACGGTGGCAAGTGGGTCAACCGCTGCTCCTGCTTCCTCACAATACATAGGAAGGTCCAGCACCACGACCCTATGGTAAGAAAGACCACTGAGTTCCATGTTCGTAAGGTGCGTGTGGTTGAAACTGGTGGTACGCCGACGCCATTGTATGATCCAATAGAGTTCCAAATGAACATCACTAACACTGGGTTCTACTGCGCAAACGATAGAGGCAAGAGGTTCTTCACTCCTATCAGTGAGCAGTTTGAAAGCTACATTCCACCGAGCTCAGCTGAGGACGCGTTTGATATGACTAATGTAATATGAGAAGAAAGAAGAAGACCGGAGCGGTAAGACATAAGAAATCAAAGCATGATGGTATAGAGTTCCAGTCAAGCCTTGAGTTGTACTGCTACAAAAAACTAAAGTCTAGTGATTTATCTTTTGACTATGAAGGTCATAGGTTCGAGGTACTAGAATCCTTTAGACACGAAGGGTTCTATGGTAAGAAGGCAGCTCGTGGATTCAGCTTGAAACAAAACAAGTTGATACGGGCTGTCACTTACACCCCAGACTTTGTGAGTCACAAACATAAGTTCGTGATCGAGACAAAAGGATTTGTGCCATCACAGCACAGCTTCCCATTGCGTTTCAAAATGTTTCTCATGTGGCTAAAGAACAACGACATGGGGGACTATGATGTTTACATACCCAGAAACCAGAAGGAGGTTGACCAGGTGGTAGAACATATTGTTAATAACGTGTGATACATTAGTTGCTAATGGTCTGTAGTTTGCTGTAAATTATATACAAACAAACGGCCATGACTAAACACGAATTATCTAGACTCTATCACGACGCTTGTGAGAATGCTCACAAGGAGATCGTTGAGCTCTATGAATCGTGCCATGAATCCAATGGTGACCCGGTGTGTGACACTGAGAAAATCATCTACATCCTGCAACGAGTGAATCAAAGGGTAAGGATAGAGCTTGACTTAATTAAGACTGCCGTCATTGAACATCACGAAACAGATGGCAGAGAAGTTTAGATGCGCGAAGTGCAAAAAGCACAAGACCAGAGAACACTTTCATAAGGACAGAAGCAGACGCACTGGTGTGCAAAGGTATTGCATACCTTGCAAGAAGCGAGCTGATGTACACGGAAAGAAAAAGCTCGACGGAAAGTTTATAATCTACTACCTACCAAAGGAGCGGTACATAGGTATGACGAAGAACTTTTCTAGAAGGATAAAGCGCCACAAAGAAAACGGAAAGAATGTAGAGTGGGCTTTTATTGTAGTCAAAACCAGACACATGAAGCTAGCGCATCTACTAGAAACACTGCTTCACATGGTCGGCTTTAATGGGTTTAGATATTAGGGATATCGAAGTCTACGTACTCGATAGTCAAGTCACCATCCTCTGCAGCATCGGCTAGGTCCGGATATATTCTCCGGTAAGCGTCAACCGATGAACCAATGAATCCCTCCTTAGTTATATTCTGCTGCGAGTGATCGCCTACTAATAGGCAACCAGCAGTATGGTCATCAGTATTCCCAGTATGAATAAGTATGTACTCAAAGTTTGGGACGTCGCGTACCCAAAGCATGCCACGATGAAACCCACCATACTTTCTAGTATAGCGGGAGTGAAATCCACCGGTGGTTCTAAGCGTGACTTTATACTCTCCTGCAGGGACTCGTGTTTCTCCATATACTTTTTCTTCTCTGTGCTCATCTTCTAATGTGAATGCTAAGAACTCTCTGTTGCCGTCTGTTACATCGAACAACAACCCTAGTGTACTGTCTTCTTGCGAAGAGAATCTTAATACTTGTAGTTTCATTTTGTGTTTCCTCTTTTATCAATTGTTCTTACTGCAAAGTAACCGCCAACAACGGTAACGCTAAGCATGTTCCATAGATTGATCCACGCCCCGTTAACATCTACCAATCCGAAGCCATCAAAGAACGTCATCAATACTAGGAAAACCACAACCACCATGAGTGTAAGTGGGCGTACATTCTTAGACAGCCAAGATGTAGATGCCATGTCTGACTGCCAACGCTTACTAATCTCTTGTTCAATCTGAGCTTTCGCTGCGGCCTTTTCTTCTGGAGTAGCAACAAACTTATCCACGATATTACCTACCGCATCTACAGTTTCTTTTGCACCACCCCCTAGAATCTTTTTAATAATATTACTCATCTCCTAAATCTAAAAAATAATTTCTAACCATTCCATCACGGTATGCTTTCCATGGATAGATACCGCCATCGTATGTGCCTCTAGAATTTCTATTGTAAATAGATTTCAAAGCACTAATCTTTTGTGCGTTTGTCATTCGCTCGTAAGAGTCGCTTGAAACAAACTTCTTAATCTCATTGTATCTGTATGTACCGAACATCTTCATCATAGCATGCGCATCTTTAGGCATCACGTCAATGTAGTGCGGTTCGTTTACATTCAATCCATAGTAAGCTGATTCACTCTTGGTGAGTTGAATCTTTAACTTACCCACCGGCATAGGATATCCAGGGATCACATCAGTGTCACCGGTCTCTTTGAACAAGTTGTATATCTCAACCTTTACCGGGTCAGTAGAACTGATTCTAGATTTGAATACACCGAAGGTATTGTACAACCAAGGGTACTCATCTCCATCACCGATCATCAATGAGCCACCACCCTCTGGAGTTTGCGTGATTGACTCACCCCAAATATTCACACGAGGTATGACCTGCTCGCCAGTACCCAGGTAGTTGAATGTCTTATCACGCAAGATGTTGTCAAGCACGTTGAAGAAGTCTGCGTTAGGATGTCTGTAGTCCGGAAGATACTCACGACCAGAGCGGTAGAATGCGCTGAGTGAGTTCGGGAGAATCACAGAGAAACCAGAACGCGAAATGTTCTCAAGGTACTTAGTGAGCTGGCGCTCGCTTGGGTCAGCAAGAAGCTTAATGATACCGTCAATACCAGTAAGGAAAGACTGGTTCATCATAGAACCTAACACCCCAGGAACAACACCCGTTAAATCTGCAAGGTAATCCATGAAGTTGTCCGAGCGGTTAAGTACTCTAGACTCCATCTGCGCATCACGCATTGTGGACTTCAAGCCTACTGCCTGGGCTGCCATTACCGCACCACCAAGACCAAGCTTCTGATAGTTAAACCATACATCATTCGCTTGAAGTGTAGGGTCTTCACCTTTCAATAGTCTATTGATACCGGTGATGTTGATCGAGTTGGGTGGAGCGACCGAGTATTTCAAATCTCTTTCTCTTGCAACGTCAGCATCTACCGGAGTAGTAATCAATCCGCTTTCCATCAATCGCTGTGTGGCTTTATACATCAGCCAGCTCATGAATGCTTTCGACAACAACTCGGCAAGCTCGCGCTGAGATACTCTCCCTCTTGCTGCTTTCTTGATAGCAATGGTAGCAATAGGTATAGCAGGGTGTGCTAGCTGAATACTTTGAGCGAGGATGTTAGCCGGAGTCTTAACGTACGGCATGTGCATACGCACCACAACACGGAAAGCATTCTCTAATACACGACTGCGCTCCCCGATTAAATCAGCGGTTCTTGTTATAGCCTTATTCAACCATGTAGCAAACTGGTTATCCTCTTGGAACGTAACCTTTAGACCTGCTTGTGTTGCCTTGTTTCTGTACTCTTCATTTGGATACTTCAAGAATCTATTTAACTCATCACCACTAAGCCCTAAAGACTTACCGACTCTGTATAGTTCGTATCCCTCCATGAATTTAAAGAACGGCACATCACCAAACGCCAGCAGTCTGAACATAAGGTTTGCTGGTGTACCACCAACTGCCTCTAGGAATTTCTTAGCACGGTAATCAATCTGATCTAATTTAGTACCGTTCTTCACAGCGTCCGGAAGCTTGTCGCTGTTCGCCATTATCAAACCGAATGCTTTGATGGGCGCCAGCTGAAGCTGCATGTTGTACTCAAACTTATCGTTAGGTACAGTCTCTCCAATAGCACTCTTGTATGCGTCTTTAATACCAACACCAAACTGTTTACCAGCGTAGATTGCTGCAGTTATAGAAGGTGGTAATGATGCTATACTAGGGTCAACATCTTTCCCCATGCTCTTGCGGATACCGTTAATCAAAACCTCAGCGCCATACCCAAGAGTCTTGTCTAGCATTAGGATAGGTAGCGTAGAAAGGTTGGCGGTAACGTTGACCATCTGCGACACCGGAGTAAGAAGGTTACCTTGGATAAGTAAACCAATTAGTTTACCCCATGTCATAGCATACTTGCTATTGAATTCATTCAATCGTTTGTTAGCCTCAGACACTCTGCGTTTAGCGTCCTCTAATCTTCCCTCAATCTCTCCAACACGGTCCATGTCTGTGGTTTCCGAAAGCTCTTTGATCAATGCTTGAACATCTTGCTGACCATCAAACAAATCATCA